CAGAGTTTATCGGTTCATCAGCCACATTGATTCCTGGTGCCAAGTTGAAGATGTTGACATTCTTGAATCCGACGGCTAAAGAAGAGCACATGCACATATATGAACAGCCAAAACCTGGTCATACTTATATTGCTGTGGTAGATTGTGCTGAAGGTGTAAGTTTGGACTATTCCGTGGTGTCTATTCTGGATGTTACCGAAGTTCCTTACAGACATGTGGCTAAGTTCCGAGACAATAAATTGTCGCCACTAATCTTTCCAACATTCGTTTACAACATCGCCAACAGATATAATCGTGCTTGGGTTCTGGTAGAAACAAACTCCGTTGGTCAACAAGTGGTTGATATTTTACATTATGATTTGGAATACGAAAATATCTTCCGTATTGAGCACCACGAGATTAAAGGACAGCACATTTCTTCTGGTTTCAAGAAGGGTGCGGCATATGGTGTCAAAACATCCAAGACAGTTAAGAAGATTGGTTGCGCCAACTTAAAGACTTTGATTGAAACTGATAAGTTAATTACCAATGATTTTGACACCATTGCAGAACTAAATACATTTGTCAGGGACAAAGATTCCTACGCCGCCGAAGAAGGTAACAATGACGATATTGTTATGACTTTGGTGCTCTTCTCTTGGCTTACAGCCCAAAGTTACTTTAAGGAAATCACGAATTCAGACGTTAGACAACGCTTACTGGATGAAAGAAACCTACAACTAGACGAAGAAATGCTTCCTGTCGGTGAAATAAACGATGGATTACAGGAAGAAAAAGAATTTGATGGCAAAGACTTGTGGTCCACTGTCGCAGATAGAGGATACCTACCATCAACTTTCTAAAATCATAAATACAATACATGAGATAAGTTCTATAAAAATAATAAGGAGAACAAAATATGGCTTTTCAATTATCACCAGGAGTTAACATCTCCGAAGTAGATTTGACAACAGTTGTTCCCTCTGTTGCAACTACTGTTGGTGGCATTGCCGGCGCATTTGCATGGGGTCCTGTTAACGAAATCACAATCATTAACAATGAAATTCAACTAGCAGATAAGTTTGGCAAACCAGACGCAAACACATACGAAACATTCTTTACGGCAGCAAACTTCCTATCATATGGTAGCGATTTGAGAGTTGTCCGTGCAGTTGGAGCAAGCGCACGAAACGCAGTTTCAAATGGTGCCGCACAATTAATCACTAGCAAAACTGACTATGAACAAAATCATAGTGCTAATTCTGCAACATTGTTTACAGCAAAATATCCAGGCGAACTTGGTAACAGCATTAGAGTTTCTCTTGCTGACGCTAACACATTCACTACATGGTCATATGCTACAAACTTTGATTCTGCACCAGCAACTTCAACATATGCATCGGATCGTTCATCATCTAATGATGAAATCCATATCGTTGTTGTTGATACTACAGGTAAAATCTCTGGTATTGCAGGTACAGTTTTGGAAAAATATGGCTTCGTTTCTAAAGCAAGCGATGCTAAAAACTCTGATGGCTCAAGCAACTACTACAAAGATGTTTTGAACAATCGTTCTAAGTATATCTGGTCTACAGGTCACTTGGCTGCTAACTGGGGTACGGCTGCTTCTGGCGCTGTTGCTTACACAAACTTGGCCGCAAACACTACAGTAACATTGTCTGGTGGTATTGATTCTACACCAGTGGCTGCTAATGTTAACTCAGCATTCAGTTATTTCAACAATGCAGATTCTGTGGATGTATCATTGTTGATTGCTGGTTCAACAAGCAACTCTTCAACACCCAACCATCTAATTTCTATTGCAGAATCACGCAAAGATTGCTTGGTATTTGTATCACCTGCTAAAGCAGACGTTGTTGATAACTATGGTAGCGAAAGTTCTGCTATCGTTACCACAGCAGATTCTTACACCAAGTCTTCATATGCAGTTATGGATTCTGGTTGGAAATACCAATATGATAAGTACAACGATGTATATCGTTGGGTACCATTGAACGGTGATACCGCTGGTCTATGTGTTCGCACAGACGTTGAGCGTGATCCATGGTTCTCTCCTGCTGGTCTACAGCGTGGTGTTATCAAGAATGTTGTTAAACTTGCTTGGAATCCAACTAAGGCTGAGCGTGACACACTTTACAAAGTTGGTGTTAACCCAGTTGTTACATTCCCTGGTGAAGGTACAATCTTGTATGGCGACAAAACATTGTTGAATCGTCCATCAGCATTTGACCGTATCAATGTTCGCCGCTTGTTTATCGTGTTGGAAAAATCAATCGCTAAGGCTGCTCGTTCTTCATTGTTTGAATTCAACGATGAATTTACTCGTGCCGCATTCGTGAACTTGGTTGAACCATATTTGCGTGATGTACAAGGTCGCCGTGGTATCTATGACTTCCGTGTTGTATGTGACACAACAAATAACACAGGTGAAGTTATTGACCAGAACCAATTCGTTGGCGATATCTACATTAAACCTGCTCGTTCTATCAACTTTATCCAATTGAACTTCGTTGCTGTACGCACTGGTGTTTCATTTGAAGAAGTTGTTGGTAGAGTTTAATAAATAGAGAGATAGGAGAAACTTAAATGGCTTTTAACATTAATGAATTCCGCTCTCAAATGCAGGGAGATGGTGCCCGTCCGAATCTATTCGAAGTGACGCTACCATTCCCAGCATTCGCATTGCCTGGAAACGCACAAACAAAACTTACATTTATGTGTAAGACTGCTCAGTTGCCAGGTTCTACAGTTAACACAGTTCCAGTTCAATACTTCGGTCGTGAATTGAAATTTGCTGGCAATAGAACTTTCCAAGACTGGTCAGTTACAATCATCAACGATGAAGATTTTGTTATTCGTAATGCATTTGAACGCTGGATGAATGGTATGAATAGTCATGCAACCAACGTTCGTAATCCTGCCGCTTCAACACCTAATGGTTATACAGTAGATGGTGAAGTAAGACAATATGGTAAAGGTGGAAACACCTTGAAGAAGTACAAGTTTATTGGTTTATTCCCAACAGACTTATCTACTATTGATGTAGACTGGGGTTCTAACGATACTATCGAAGAATTTACAGTTAACTTGTCATATCAATGGTGGGAATCGGCTGACGATTTGGTGGCTTAATTTGATGGAGGAACCACACGGTTCCTCCTCTCATACATAATGATAAAAGGAAACTATAAGTGGCTATAAAACTATTCGGCTTTACACTGGGTGAAAAAGATATCATCCAAAAAGAGGACCCTAAGCAGTCCTCATTTGCGCTTCCAACTCAAGCGTTGGATGATGGCGCAGTAACGATTACACAAAATGCTCACTACGGCACATATGTAGACTTAGAAGGTTCAGTTCGCAATGAACTAGAACTAATCACACGCTATCGTGAAATGTCGAATCACCCAGAGTGTGATATGGCAATTACAGAGATTGTTGATGAAGCAATCACACATGATGATGATGGTAGAGTTGTTGACATTATCTTAGATAAACTAAAACAACCGGAAACAATTAAGAAAAAAATTCGTGAAGAGTTTGATAATGTATTGAAGATGATGAACTTCTCGAATATGGCAGATGACATTTTCAGACGTTGGTATATTGATGGTAGAATTTACTACCATATTATTGTTAATGAAGGAAACCCTAAAGAGGGTATCAAAGAATTAAGATATATTGATCCACGCAAGATTCGTAAAGTGCGTGAGATTCAAAAAGGTAAAGACCCAAAGACTGGTGCAGATGTTATCAAGTCAATGGCAGATTACTACATTTATAATGACCGTGGTATTTCAACACAAGGTTATTCAGCATCGACCAACAGCGGTCTAAGAATTTCACCAGATTCAGTTATCAATGTGAACTCTGGTATGATGGATGCAAAGAACACATTTGTTATTTCATATCTACACAAAGCAATTAAGGCATTGAACCAATTGCGTATGATTGAAGATGCGGTAGTTATCTATCGTATCAGCCGTGCGCCAGAACGCCGTGTGTTCTATATTGACGTTGGTAACTTACCAAAAGGTAAAGCAGAACAATATCTGCGTGATGTTATGGTCAAGTATCGTAACAAAAT